CATAGACCTTGAAATCTATGCTTGGTGCTCTCGAGTGGCACCAACCACTTGCTCATCATTAGGTGATGAGGACCTTTCGCGATAGCTCTCATGTGTCAATATGAGAACGTCTGACGGCTCACTAGACGACCTTGCACAGGCCGATTCAGTGTCCGGGTATTAACGACTCCTCCAGCGTACGATAGGACGTAACCCTCCACATTTATCAACATCGGTTCCACAGTTCGATTACGCTGCTTCTCCCGCTGTTGAATAACCACTAGCGACGTGGTGCACCGTCGTGCTGATCTAACTTCTGTATGGGTGTCCGGACGATCAGTTCCAGATATTAGTTATGTTCACCATATGTATAAAACCCCAGTTTTTAAACTGGTGGTACAACCCGCAGGTTCGTAATTTGTCGTCACAACCGCGCCCCGATATTCTCAATCGTATTGCAGCCGGGCAATCTCCACACGCATTAGTCGATTAGACCGATTTCAATGTTCTTGTCATTGGTGTAGCGTACAACATTTATATAGCGCCTTGTAAGGCGCTTTAAGTAGCGTAACTTAAGAAATAATCGCATTATCCAATTCCGTCACAAAGATGTCGACGGAGTTCCCTGATAGGGTTCCGCCAGTTCCAAATGTGATAATTGCTGTTCCTGGATTGGATAATGTGCAAGCCACAACAAATGTAACAACAAAGTTGCTACTACTTACAGTATTTGTTGGGGCGTTTCCATTTGTAGCTCCATCGTTGGCCCAGTATTGTTTGATTGCTAGGCCAGTAAAGGTTAACGACGGAGCAGCGAAGGCCGTAAGAGTGCCACCAGCATAACTAACGACCACCATATATTGCTGACCAGGCACAGCACCTGGAATAGAAATGGTTGTCGATGTAGCAGTTGCACCAAGCGTGCCAACAGCAGTAAGATTAACAAGTCCAAGCGGATTCGTACCGTTGACCGTTGTAAATCTAGTGATATGGCTAGATAGCACGCTACCACCAACATTAATTGGTAAAATGGGTTTATAAAATTCGATACAATAAGATACCCAAAGCTCACCCAGATCTTGCACGGGATTCGACATTGTGGCGAATTGAAATGTTCCTAAATCATACAATCGCAAGTCTTGTCCGACCGGCACTGGGCCAGAACGGATGTAACGTTGCGGGGTAATAGTTTGAGTAGGGGCGCATTCAATGCCATGAATCATGTCACAGGTGGGCTTTGTGGATACTGCATATTCCGCATTTTCCATTTGTTGTTTGGTGGCGTAGTTTCCTACATCAGCATTATAATTGGTTGACATCACTACGACGCCGGGGGCTCCGCTTGTCACAAAATCAGTGATGAGTGATTTAAACTCAAACACGATTCCATGAATCCGATACTCTTGATAATTTTGAGCAAGGGATGAAAGCCAGGGAAAGGTTTGTGGCATGCCAGGGTTCAGGGGGTATGCAATGTTATTAAAAGATGCTGTTCCATTAATATCACCAAGATACTCACGATGACAAACAATGTTTGTCTGAGCATTTGTGGTGAATTGGGGTATTTGTTTAGCATTTGTTAAAACGTTATAAGCAGGACTAGGTCCTACTTGGGTATAATCACCAGATCCAAAAATGGATCCGATTCCTGAACCAAGCCACTTACCAATTCCAGCTCCAAGTCCGGACCTGCCGAACATGGAGCCGACTGACTTACCAACGATTTGGCCGCTGGTCGCAAATGGTGTTGCTTTTGATTTTGATTTCTTTACTGAAAGTTTCGCTAGGCGGGATTCAAGGGCTTTAACCTTTGCAGTCGCCACTGCAGATTTTGAGTTATTCTTTCTTGTCATGTATTGGATGCCACTAACAATGAATGGGACTATACATCTACATCTAACCAGAAAGGGGCTGCCGTGTAGTCTCTTGGCATTTTGTTTAGCACTAAAGTAATAGTTTTGGAGCATTACAGATATAAACCCAATTGGCCTTAACACAGACCCAGCGGGTGCTTACGGCACCAAACGGAGGATACTTACTCCAAGTAGTTTAAACGCCTTCGGGCTTTCAGATTTAGAGGCCTGGTAACAGTACCTCACGTTGAATATGTTCCTGACTGACATATTCAACATTAACAAGTCGATAATATTGTTCAATGGCGAGTTGCTCTGCTGGGAATATATCAAACGCAAGATAGAAGGAATAGCGTGTGATTTCCGTGACAGGAGAGAACTTACGAGACATGCCTTTCGACAATCTCGCCAACCCAGTTTCCAATGTTGGGTCCGTAAGTGGCTTGGCTCCGTTTGCACTTCTATATATTGAGCTATAGAAGTCTTGCCAGATGGGTATCGCGCCAGTTAGGGAGAGACCTCCCATACCAACAGCGGCGCACCACTTCTCCATGACAATCTTATTATCCAGGGGTTTAATAGATAGGCAATCTTTTGCAAGCGCAGCCCTGGGGTCACGGACCATCAAATAGGTCCCATCTCCCAGATTAACCGGCTGACTTTGGCAAAAGACTACTTTCTCTAATTCGTAGACTGGTTCTTCAACTTCAAGTTTGAACCCTAAGTCTTTAAAATATGCAGGCATGGTATCTAATTTATACAATTCTTTTCTTTCAATGAAAATGACGCCGTCGTCACCATCATTCACAAAACTTGGGTATTTAATATTTACTGATTTCGCGAATGAATAAAACATAGCTGACATGAGGAGACAATTACCTAAAGCGGTATTCATATCCCCCGACATCCTATTTCCATCTACTTTGTATTTAATGTTACAATCATGTTGCCTGACATAACCCCTGTTTCGAAGCTGCCACCTAAGCAGCATAGCTAGCTCTTTGCACCCAGGATAAAACATTTGGTAAATTGAATGTTCAAACTTGAGTGCAGTTTCACTAACATGCTGGTCGAATCTGGCGGCATCTATCCCTACGGCAACTGGATCAGTGAATCCATGCCATTTTTCTGAGATCACGTGCCCCCTATCAACGGCATTTAAGCCCTTGCATATGGTGGTAGCTTCGAAAATTGTGTTAATAACCTTGTACAATCGTTTTTCGATCGGTCGAATGTACTTTCCCACCTCCACATTATACCTCGGCGAGCGTGGTTGTATAACGCGAGGTACCGGATCCTTCTTCAATGTGAAATTGTATTTCTCCACTTTCATAAAGGATGATAAATAAGAGTCAGATCGTTTGACTGGGGATGATTGGAGTGAAATTGCTGCCTTAATGTATAACTCTCGTTTACGGCCCTCATAAGACTCCCCGAACTCAATCGGGGTCATGGGAGCGGCAGGGACTATCAGTTTCCTACATTGGGTTTTAAAATCACCTAACAAATCGTCAAACGCACTTATAGCTGGTTTGTATGGTGTATGAAAGATTCCATTAGTCTTCACCAAGAATACTCTCTCTAACAACATACGCTCAGATGCGGCGGTGGTTGTTTCGTAAACTCTCTGTTTTGTGGGGGGACAGAGTCCCCCCAACAAAAAGGTTCGGCGCTTACGTTGCCGAGTATCACCCCCGTATGACACCTTCAAGTCAGTAGGGTAAAGGGACAAGGGCACAGCGGACGGGCTGCACACCCTACCAGGTGTCAATAATGGGCCTCCTCAGAGAGCAGATGGTGGTCCAACTGGTTTGGAGCGGACCCCAAACCAATTAAACCATCTTCTGTCCCCTCTATGGAAGTACCCACGGTTGTGATACATAGCGTTTCTTTCCACGAAGGCTCGAGAACCTTCGGAAGCTGCCGCTATTACTTCAGCTGAGTTCGGAGTGCGTGCGGCCAACATTGCTAGTGGTAAGATTATAGCCTGATGAGATTTACGAACATTGCGTTCAGTCATCATCCTCACCATATATCTTTTCACTACTAAGTTAGTGGCCTCAGTGTTCTTTAATATCCCAGGAATGTCTGCTTTCGCAGAATTCGCGAGTTCTGAAATGAACTTCCCACGTCCGACGATATCATCACAACTAAATGTTTTGATACCATCGATATCTGGTGGGTTGTCCAAATGTTCTACAATATATCCATAATCATCTTCTACCTGTCTAAAGAATAGGTAATCGTACACAGTATCGTAGATTCCACAATTAAGAAATCTGAATCCTAAGAGCCCTCCGTTGCTCTTAGGGTGCCAGTGTTTGGGCATGGGCATAGGTCCTAATAAAAGTTCCTCAACAATGTCCTCAGGACTGGCTACCTGTTTATCGTCTGCAATTGGTGCAATCGGCTGTCTGGGTTTTAAGCGTTCCTCTGCGCGTTTCTGAGCGGAGAGATTAATACGAGATCCGTTAACATGCTCTATGATCACATCACCTGGCTCTTCCACGGGTTTGATGTTTGTGATCTTGAGATATTTCTCCTTGTATTCTGCTTTATCCTTTTCAGCCTTTGCAATTCCTGCAGCTTTTGGATCTTCCACAATGGTGTCTTGTGAGCTTGACTCCCTGATGGAGTCGTGGACACGCAGGGCGGGTACAATAGAGTGGTGTGCGGCCACTTCTACTCCCTTCTTCGTGCGTCCTCCCTTCTTCCGTTTGTCCCTACGGCTATCTGGGGTGTTTAATATGTTATTTTGCGACATATTATGTTCAATTTTTA